GCCCCTTAGGGGCCCTCCCGCGGTGTCGATTAGCATCGCATCGCAGCTTGCAGTCGCAGGTGCTCTTCTTCCTTTCAATGGATCACTCCCCATTTGTCAAACTGGGTGAGAAATGATCGCAACAGGGACCGTAGCCCCTGCTGTAGGAAGAACATTCAGCACTTGCGATTGCAAGTTCCTCTAGTCGAAAGGTTGCCTGTCATGACCGTTAAGTACCGATGGCGGAATGGGCCGAAGTTGGCCGGTTCTTCCGGGTGCTTGTACAACGGCGTTGAGATCGGACCGACCACCCAGCATTCACTGCAGGTGGTCAACGCATCTCAACAAATCGTGACACAGGGTAATCCGATCAGCTTGTTACGTGGTCGGAATACCAGGGATGTTGGCTCGGCCTTCCTTAATCAGAAGGTCGTGTGCAATGTCGGGTCAGAGAGTATTTCTCTGATTGAACCACCTAGTCATTCCACTCGCCGTTGGGCGAAAGGAACGCCGTTCGCTACTCCATGGTTGGCCGATGATTTTGGCCGAGTGTGGACCGCGAACCAGATTGCGTCGCTGTGCCCCCCGCCAATTGGTCTCTCTGAGATCAATAGTAAGGGTGCCACTGCGATTTCTAGGTGTAGACCGGCTAGTCCCTTAGTCGAAGGTGCGACCGCCATTGCCGAGCTCACTGCAGGCTTGCCTGCATTGCCCGGCCGTGATGGTCATGCCAGTAGCGAGTACCTGAACTATCAGTTCGGGATCGCTCCTACCCTCAGTGACCTGAAGAAACTCCGCAGCAGCGCACAGAAGGCCGAAGAACATTTGGCTCAACTGGAAGCTGACAGCGGTAAGGTCATCAGACGGGGTTACGACTACGGTGCTGAAGTGACACGGGAGGTAATAGGCGTCGCCGGGAACCAGTTTGTATACCTGGCCGGTGGCGTACCAACTTCCGTTTATCTTCAGCAGGGTGGGACCTTGACCCACGAGAAAATCACGTCCAAACGGGCGTGGTTCGCGGGTGCGTTTACTTACCATCTTCCCCCGAAGGGTGAGTGGCGCCGGAAGATTGCCGAGCTGGACTACCTATACGGTATAAAGCCTGGCATTGACACTGCTTGGAATCTCATCCCCTTTTCCTGGTTGGCGGATTGGCAGTCCAACATGGGCGACGTCGCGAGTAACATCGACGCGTTTGCCCAGGACGGGCTCGTCATGAAGTACGGGTACCTCATGTGTGAGCAGACCGTTGTTCACCGAGTGACTCTGGAGAACGTTGTATGCCTTGATGGTGTATGGCAGCCTCTGAAGACCACGGGAGAGATCGTTGCCACTACGCAACAGCGGAGTGGCGCGAATCCTTTCGGCTTTGGTGTCGACCCTCAGTCCCTTACGGGACGTCAGGTCGCCATTCTTGCCGCCCTCGGCTTCGCGCTGAGGTGATCTACCATGTCCCCGTTTATCTAGCGGGGTCCCATCCCCGACGACAAAGATGTCGTCGGGATCTTTCAAACAGGAGTTCCTGTCATGTTTTCTGAGCCCCAGTCCGTCACCGTCAACGCTGTCGCGGCATCCTTGCCGCGAGTAGCATTCGCCGACCGCTCTGGCACCTTCCAGGTGTCAGATGGGAGTCTTACTCTCAAGATTGCGCATGATCTGCGCAATCGCAACCGGCGGACGGTGCGCCTTGACTTCGTCAAGACGGCAGCTGACCCGCTGCTCGATGGCGTGAGCCGCCAGTACACGATGAGCACCTACGTTGTCATTGACCACCCGAAGGTGGGCTTTAGCAACACTGAGGTTGAGAACAACCTCAAGGCGCTCAAGGACTGGCTGGCCACCACCGGCAACATCACCAAGGTTGTTGGTGGCGAGTCGTAATGTGGACTGTACCCGGGGGGGGTGACCCTCCCGGGTGCGGGGCTTGGAGTTCATGACTTGGGATCCGAACACCCTAAGAAAGGGGTCCGGTGAAAAGCCGACTAGAACTCTGGAACTGCATGCTCCAAGATCTGGGCATGCGATGCTCTGTTGACACCGCGCGCAGCGCTAAAACTGCTGCGCAACGTGCGACACACGAGGGTGATGCTTTCTTTCTTATCACCCTGCCTGCCTTCGGGAAGGACTTTGAGAAGTCCCTCGCCGATGGTTTCGCCTCACGTGAGCTGTTTAGGGGATTCGAGAAAACCTCCATATCGGTGTTCTTCACCGAGGAGGAGCTCTCGAAACGAAATCTCCCTGAACAGCCCTCGGGAATCCCCAAGTTTCTGGGTGAATTCCTTGGCCGTGTGTTCGACCCGTTCACGGGTCTTCTTCGGACGGATGGCCCCTTTGACAAGGAGTCTACGGCTGACGCTGTTCATGCTATCCGCCAGCTAACGCTGGCGTTTGGCAAGGTGCGATTGGATTGCACCGATGAGCAGAATAAGGCAGCGCTTGATGCGTACGTCCGAACCGATGCGGAAATCACAACGGTACTAGAGGAACTGTGTGCTCAACCGAACTTCTGGGTTGAGTACGTGGAACCACTCAAGGCCGCTGTACGTGTTCTCTTCGGAGATGTACTATGTCGCATGGAGTCTTTAATCCATGATTACGACCTGGTACCGAAGCACGGACCTGGTGCGACCGCTGATCGGCTGCTTGGCAACGCCAAGTACCATCAGTTGGAGTGGACCGAGAGGATGGAGTCGCTGTTCCCCTTCGGGGAGTATGCGATTCCGAATCACCGGTACCATGCAGAAATTGCACCGCAGGTTGTATACCGCTCCCCGGAACGCGAGCGACCCGTGAGGGTCGTTCTTGTTCCAAAGACGGTGGTGACACCTCGTGTGATTGCTATCGAGCCGACCTGCATGCAGTATATGCAGCAAGCCGTGGCGATTCCACTTGTGGAACTTCTGGAGAGCCCGTCCATCGTTAAGGGACGGGAAAATATCTCTTCATGGTTCCTAGGATTCACTGACCAGGCGCCTAATCAGCATCTGGCTCAGATCGGATCTGAAGATCAGTCTCTTGCTACGCTAGATCTTAGCGAAGCATCTGATCGTGTCCCCAATTGGCTTGTCGAGGCGATGTTCGAGGATTGGCCTTGGTTTTCTGAGGCTGTCCAAGTTACTCGCTCTCTTCGTGCCGACGTGCCTGGGCACGGGGTTCTCCCGGTGCTCAAGTTCGCGTCTATGGGCTCTGCCCTGACGTTCCCAGTTGAAGCGATGGTGTTTCTTGCTATCGCCATGCTGGGGGTTGCTAAGGCAGATGATCGATCCGTGACCCAAGGCTATCTCAATCGCCTGAAGGATCGGGTACGGGTGTATGGGGATGACATCATTGTCCCCAATCACTCTGCAGAACTTGTCGTTCGGAGCCTTGAGACCTATGGTTTCAAGGTGAACCGGCGCAAGAGTTTCTGGACTGGTAAGTTCAGGGAGTCTTGCGGCAAGGAGTATTACGAAGGGCTTGACGTATCCATCGTCAGGTACCGGAGTGAGATCCCTTCGCGACAAGCGCTCAAGAGAGATGACGACGCCACCTATGCTACACAGGTGGTCAGCACCGTCAGTACACGTAACCAGTTTTATAACGCTGGCATGTGGACCACGGCTGCAGCCCTCGACGAAGTGCTGGAATGGGCCTTGAATGGCTTCTACCCGTACGTCGAAGAGGAATCGTCTCTGTTGGGGAGGAACTCCTCCTTTCTGTCTGAAGTTGAGACGGGATGGGATGAGGACCTTCAGGTGCCCCTTGTCAAGGGGTACGTGACGCGTAGCAAGTTGCCACGAAACGTGGCAGCCGACTATGCGGCCCTCCTGAAGTGTTTGCATGTTGCAAACGGTGAAGCCAACACCGACATCGAACACCTCACAAAGAGTGGGCGCCCGAGAGCCGTCGGCATCAAGCTCTCGAAGGCACAGCCTATCTAGGCTGTGGCCCCC